TTTCTAAACGTACATCTTCTAAAATACGAACCCCAAGAACGTGTGGTTGTAAATGGTCGTCAGTTTCAATTAACCACTTTTGCGAAATTTCAACGTCTAATTCAATAAATGCGTATTCACTTACTTCATCATAATCGTTAAATTCCCAAGTTCCTGCAATTGAAAATTCCCAACCTGCAAATTCGTAGTTTAAATTCCATTCCCTGTGATGTATTTCTAAAATTCTATTTTTCATCTTACAACGTTTTTAAATACATTAAACAATAGAACATACCACCGAACACTATAAAAGCCGTTAGAGTGCTTAAAAAGTGCTTTAAAAACGATTTGTGTTCTTCGGTTGTTGGTGTAAAGTAATCAATTAAGTTTTTCATAGTTCAGTTATTACAAAAGTGTATAAATCATTTAGTTTAGTTTCTGCCATTAATTTGTTTGCGTAATCGGTTGCGTCTTGCAGGTCAACTGCGGTTACAATTCCGATAAACAATTCGTTCTGGTCTTTGTCTTGGTATTCAATTCTGTAGTCTTTCATAGTCTTATTTTTTAAATTGGTTAAATAAATTTTCTACTTCCTGTAATTGTTCATCGTCTAAAAATGTAACCAACGTTTGAATAATTAAATGCAGTTGGTTCGTGTTTAATTTGTTTTCTTCTTGTTGTGTTTCCAAGAAGTCCATTACTTTGTTAAATTCTGTTTTCATAGTTTTTAAATTAATGTGCGTTACCAAGTCGCACCCCTTATTTTTTTTATTTTAAAGTAAGTTTATTTTATTGTAAAAATAGTACGCCGTGTAATAAGTAGGAAAAAGTTTTATTCCATAATCAGGATGAATAGTTACTATCATTCCCTTATCTCTTTTTTGGCAATCGCTTTCTTTAATTGATATAAAAGCCATTTTAAATTTTGCGATAATTTGTTCGTTGTTTAAATTTTCCATTTTGTTTCTTGCTTTCATTTTGTTAGTTTTAAATAGTTAGTAAATAATTATATGCAAATCTAATACTTATTTTAATAACTGCAATACTTTTTAACAATTATTTTTAATTTATTTTTAAAATGCTTGTGTTTATTGGGTTTTCTGAATAGAAAAAAACGTTATAAATATTCATTCTAAATAAGAACAGGGGCAAATTCTACTCTTGTTCAGGTGAAAAACATATAACGAAGGTAATTTTTACTTAATTAATCGGAATAAAGTAAGGTAAAAACCTTAAAGTCTTTGATGTTATTATGGTTATAACCTTAAAAATGTCACGTTTATTAATTAAAAAACTGGACAAATTTAAAGTATTGATTTAGATTATTATGTTATAATCGGAATTTTGCCTATTATGTAAAGCATATCTTACAAAAATGTATGTATTTGTAAACTATATTTAGCTTTATTGGCACAAAAAAAAACAGCTACGTGCTGGGGAGCTTATAACTGTTTTCTTTTTTTTAACTATGAATGACAAATATACTATAAATTATTTAATCAAACTAAAAAATATGCGTTAATCGTGCGATTTGTCCAAATTCTTTGTGATGTACGTAACCTTCAACCGCTCGTGGGACTCCTGTATATCCCATTTTTTTATGCCAACTGTCTGAACCTGAAGGACTGCGTAACGTTTCAAATGTTACTCCTATGAAATCTTTGCTTGTTTTGTGGTGTACGTGGTGCGAATAAATATATCGGTGTTTAGTTTTGCTCCATAATATAGGAAACTCCGTTGCAAGTAATAAAGGAAGGTTTTCTATTTTCGCTCCGTCTCCGTGTGTAGTTCCGATTAAGTTAGTTCCGTACCTAAATGCTTTTCTGTGTTTTAAATCTACGTTAAAACGAATACTTGACTTGCTGAAGTGTGCTTCAATAAGTTGCATTAAAAAGAAACCGTGTGTGTAATCGTGGTTACTTGGATTATAAACAACTTCAACGTCTGCGAAACTCATTAATTGTTCTAAAAGTTCTATATAAAGATTTTTAGCCATTAAAAAATTGTCGTACCACATTCCGTCCGTGTCTTGTGGTGTTCCTGCTGTTGTAGTTCGCCTTGTGTTGTCGGTGTGTAGTATGTCGTTCCCTGCAACGAATAAAACCTTGTCAATATAAAACCCTTTTGCTTTGTTTAAAATGCCTTGTAGTCCGTCTTTTGCACGTTTAACGGCTATCTGGCTGTTGTAATCTTCGCCTGTTTCAAATGCTGTTGCAAGTTTTCCTATATGAAGGTCTGCAATATCAATTACAAGTAAATGTCCGTCCGTATCAATGTCGTATTTTATAGCTGTATCAGTATATTTTGGAGCGTATTTTTTTACTTCTTTAATACATTCGTCTTTTATTTGTTGGATTGCGTTTAGTTCTTCAGCTTTAAAGTTTGGGTTCTTAAAAAATAAACTTGCTTGTTTAGTTTTTAACCATCCGTGTTTAACGTCTTTGTCATCAACTCCAGCTTCGTCCGTTGCGTTTTTTATGCCCCTGTACTGCATAAGTATTTCGATTTCGTCTTGTTTAAGTCGAAACCTTGCGCTGCTATTTGCCATAAAAATTTAGATTAATGATTGTTTTGCAAACTTCCACAGGTACGAAAGTAGTAAGCCAATTGCAACACCTACAAAAAGTAAATTAAGGTTTCCTTTAGGTCGGTTCTTTTTGCCTTCAGCTTTTGCCTTTGCTTTTTCAACTATCCTGTCTTTATAAATAGTCTTAACCTTAATTCTATATTCAATTTTTTTGTCTAATCGTGTTTTAGGAACGTACTCGGTTTTCCATTGTACAATAGTGTCAAAAGTTCTTAAAAAAGTTTCGTAATAAGTCGTGTCAAACTTTGTAATTAAAACGCTATCTAACTTTGTTATTGTCAAAGTGTCTGCGGTGTCTTCGCAAACGTAACCCTTCTTTATTGCTTTGTTCAAATGGTATTGAGCCGAACACGAATAAAGTAAAACACTAATAATTACTATAAATAGTTTTCCCATTTTTTTTGGTTGCTTTTAATACTTGTTTACGATTTTTAGAACTGAAACTAACGTGAACCCAAGAAGGATTTTCATCGTTTCCGAACTCCCAAATAAGTTGGTCAAAGTCTAACTTTGTTTTAATAAAGAAAAACCCATTTGCGCCTATTTGCAAGTCCATTGCTTCGCCTTTTGTATGTTGGCTTGTTGAACTTCCTTTAATCATTTTATTAAGCTGTACGCTACGAAAACCCGAACTAATTTTAATTGGCGTGTTTAGGTAACTTCTTAAAGGTTCAAAAACATTTTCACACAATAATTTTGCGGACGCAATTTGCGACTCGTTCATTTTGTTATTTATTCCGTGTGTCGTTGCAGTAGGTGAATTCTCAAATTCTGCTAATGTAACGTGTTTACTTAAATTCATTTTAGTTTGTTAATGTCGTTCTTAATATCAATCGCACGGGTGAACAATAATTTGGCAGATTGGAACAAATTCACTCCTTTGACAATGCGCCAGTTCTCCGACACGGACATTATTTCGATTGAAGCAAGCACCAACGCTAACACCTTTGTGAGCATTAATGGTACTGAAAAGAAGACCAAAATTATATCGTTTAAAATAAAATAGTCTATTAAAAAAAATAGAATAACGCATAATTCGTAAAGCAACAATTTAGAAATAATTGCCGAAAGTTTGCGGGATGTGATTTCTTGTTTTAAATGATTTGCCTTCCAAATTCCCGTTGCCGTATCTGCTAAAATTAATGCAAATAAAAGTCCAAGTATTCCGCTAATAGGTAAGAAAAAAGAAAAGCAAATTGATAGTAATTTCAATGCGGAATTTTTAATTGAATAAAGTAATAAATAAAATTGTAATTTCATAAGTTCAAGTCTTCAAGTGCTTCAGTTAAACTAAAGGTTAAGTAAAAAAATAAAGTGACACCGCCCAAAACAACGTAATTCGCTTGTCCTTCAAACATCATAAACATTGAAGTTGCAAAACCCGATATAAAATAAAGTGATGCTAAATAATTACTTTTCATTATTCTCCTTTCAGAGCTTTTAACTCATCGTACATAGCCAAAAGCTGTGCTTCTTTTTGAGCAATTAACTCCTCTTGAGTTGGTTCGTTTACTTCTATAAATTCAACGGATACTAATCCGTTTTCATCGTAAATTTCGTTTCTTACTTGTGCCATAGTTACAATTTAATTAATATTAATGGAAAGGATTGGTCTGTACCAGTAACTGCACCCATTGTTGTTGGCGCAGTTCCGAAAGCATATGCAGTTGTTTCATATCCAGTATATCCACCGTTAGAGGTTGGATTTGCTAAAAATTGAATCATTGAATTATTCAAAATTGATGTGATTGATGCACTTGTGCCCGTTAAAAAGTTTTGAAAACCAATCCAATAAGTAGTACCCGCAGTAAAAGTAAATGCAATAGTTGCCGTTTTAAATCCACTTGTTGATAAATTCAAGTCTGCACTTTCGTAAAGTTTTGTATTTGGTAATCCGTTTAAATTTGAATAAATTAGAATTCTACCTAATGCTCCAGCTTGACCAGTAAGAACTTGCATTGATATAGTAGTGGATGTTATTGTATATGCTGTTACATATGGATGCAATCTAATAATATTATTAGTATATGTATTAAACGAACTAAAAGTATTAATAAATCTATTATTTACCGTTTGTGCCACTTGAGGCTTTATAAAATTATAATATCCTTGTAAGCCACCACCAACTACTAAATCTCCACTACCTAAAACAGAGCTACCATTAATAGTCTTGA